ATTGAGAACATTTTCTCCTTTATGGAGGATTTGGTCAACTCTGTGAGCGCTTCTCTTGGATCTGAATGGATCATGAACCTCACTGGTCGCTGTTTGCAGGACCTGGAACAGATCCGCAGGGAGGTGGTTGAGCTTGAAACAGTTGCCCTCAGCGGCAACATTGTGGATATGCGCGCCATTCGTCCTCGAGTCGAGGAACTCTTCAAGAGACTCAATGCGGTTAGCTTGCAAAAGCTTAGCCGCGAGCGAGGGGTTTACCCGATTGTGTATTCCAGGCTCGTTAAGCTTAGGGATAACCAGCGGTCTAAGGGTGCTTATTCCAAGGTTGACCGTAACGAACCGTATTTTGTGGTTCTATCTGGTCCGCCTGGCGTTGGCAAGTCCACGGTGTCCCAGATCATTATGGATGTGTTGACACGGGAGCTCTTTAGCGATGGGGTGTACAACCTCTACTGCGAGAATCCTAGTGCATCCATTTGGTCACCGAATCAGAATGACAGTTTTGACTCTGGGTACCAAGGTCAACCGATCATTTGTGTTGATGATATGGGTTTTGATAAGGAAGCAAATAAAGCTTTCTTACCCAAGCTCATTCATCTAGTCAATTCGATGCCTATGGCTACGAATCAGGCAGCACTTGAGGACAAGGGCAATATTTTTATGGCCGCGGAGCTCATTATTGCAACCAGCAATATCATGGACTGGCCAAATGTTGCCAAAACAATGTCCGAGCCAGATGCTTTGCTCCGACGTATGCATGCTAGCATTTATGTTAACTGCAAGGTCGAGTACGCAAATGCAGATGGGACCATGAATTGGGACCTTGTTAGGAAGGCCATTGCTGTTTCCCGTGGTGCGCTACGCATTGAGGATTGCTTTTGGTTAGATATCCATGAGTATAACCCTCGCAACGGGAAGATCATCGAGAAAGGATACAGCATGCGCAGCCTGTTGGACAAACTGGTGGATACCATGAACGCGCGGCGTAGACACAATGTCGATAACGCCGCTCGTGTACGCCAATTTAGGTCTGTGCTAGGCTCCAAGTCGTACCGTAATATATATCCCACAAGCGCCGAAGAGCACTATGGTTTATTTAGGACGGGTGATGATGCAGGCCGTATCATCACACAGGGGCCCGAGGAACCCATGTATCCGCATGAGGAGATGCCGGGTTCATGGGGTGGAACCTGCAACGACAGTTGTTTGATTCACCACCCTAAGATTTTGCCAGTCCTCAATGTGAATCATTGTCCGAATTGTGGGAACTCCA